ACCCAGCGGTACAACGACCAGCCTGGCGTGTTTCCAGGCCTGACGTTCTCTGCAGCAACGACCTACGTCAAGTACCTGCAGATCGACAACAAGATCCTCGCGCTGTCCAATGACCCCGACGAGTCGGCGATCATGTTCTTCGTGGGTGACACGAAGAGCGCGAAGAAGATTCCGCCTGGCGGACTCGCCCTGCCTGCTGCTACGGATGCCCTCATCGTGACGCACCCCGAAGCGGCCTGGATCGATGACACCACCAAGGGTCGTGTCGGTCCACCTGCTATCGGTTCGGAGACTCCGACCGTCAACACGCTCATCCACAGCACGCCTGCGAACAACACGTACTCGTTCGCGTACTTCTATACTTTCGAGACAGAGTTCGGCGAGTCCGCCGCTTCCGCCATTCAGGTCATCAAGACCCAGCGAGGCTGGAGCCAGTGGAAGTTCAACTCGCCTGACGCATCCGGTAACCCGGAGACCACGATCGTGACCGACCCGACGTTGGCCATGGACCAGCTTGTTGCTCAGCTTCCGGCTGGTCAGTACGCATCCGCGAAAGCAGCAGGAGCGATCAAGTGGAATCTGTACCAGTTCACATGGAACGACACCAGCCCGGTTCCGTCAGTGGCGACGCTCGTCGGCACCCGGAAGATTACCGCGAGCGGAACGGAAGAGACAGAGTCGTGGATCATCAACACGGCGGCGGCACTCTCCGACACGTACGTCGTCCCTGTACCGAACTCTGAGAACAGAGAGAACTACTCGGGTGCGCCGTTCGCTCGCAACGGAATCGCGGCGGGCGACCGGCTCATCCTGGTCTACGACGGTGAGAACCAGGCTCGCATCCACTGGTCTTCGAACATTCCTGGTGAGTACACCAACTTCTCTCCTGCCAAGGGCGGCGGGCGCAAGACTCTGTCCAGCGGTAACCTGCTCGTTCCCCTGAACGTGCAGCTGTGGCAGAACCCTCAGGCGACTGACACGCTCACGATCACCTGCAAGGGACTCAATGGATACCACGCCGCCTACTACATGGCCCCCGCGTCGGTCAACGGTCAAACCGACTCGACTCTCATCATGGGCTTCGAGGAAACGACGGCAACTCCTGGCACGGTTGCTCCGTATGGGGTTGAGGTTCTGAACAACAAGCTGTACCACGCCCTCGAAGCGGAGCTCATGGCGAGCACTGCGGCGAACTACAGCATCAGCCACAAGACGATGACAACTGACATCGCGAACAAGTGGCAGAACCTCGCGGACAAGGAGAGCATCATCTCCGCTCAGCACGACAACCGCCTGTACTTCATCGTGCACAACCCTGACGGCGAGACGCTCGAACAGGACTGCATGGGCAACGAGGTCTGGGTCCTCGACCTCGGTATCGAGACCCCGACGTGGTCGCGATGGCTCGTGCAGGGTATCAGTCTGCACAAACTGCAGGTCGGCAACAAGCTGTACATGGCGATCGTCAAGCCGGACGCGATCTTCATCTTCGATGAAATGGCGTTCGCAGACGAGTACGCCGTAGGTGCAGACACTCAGCTGCAGAACATCAAGTGGGCGCTGGAAACCAACACCCTCGGTGCGAACAAGGCTCACGACATGTGGGCTCTGCTCTACCAGGCTCAGCTGCACATCGGCGACTTCGTCGGCGAGTTCGAGTGGGGCATTCGCGGTTACGACGTACGGAACCGCTACGTGGAGTTCACGAAGAACACCAAGAGCGCTCAGGACAACACCGGTATCACGTTCACGGGTGGTCGCATCAGTGGTGGCGTGGACCTCGGAGACACGAACGACTTCCTCGAAATCAAGCGCAACATGATGGAGTGGACGTTCTTCGCCCGCTCCGTGGTGGATGGTGCGACTGTCAAGATGTTCTTCGGACAGATCGACTTCGCACAGTTCATGCTGATGCAGCAGTCCACGAATGTCAACACCGAGCTCGGTTCGATCCAGACGTTCGAGTACCAGCGCAACGCACAGTACGGCAACAACCCCATCACTGCCAACGGCATCCCGATGCCCAACGATCCTCGGAGACCGTAATGTACAACGGAATGGGAAACGAGCTCTACTCCATCCTGGCAGAGCTCTACCGACTCAACGGAAAGGGAACCCCTCCAGTGTTCACGACCAAGGGCAAGGCCCTCACCGACATCGTCTACGAGGCCGAGCGCCTCGACACGGGTGCCTACGGTACCTACCCGGCCTACACGTCGGAGGGTGACCTGCTCGACCGGCTCGGTATCGCGCTCGCGGGTACCACCATCAGTGCAGGAGAGGCCCCTCTCGCTACGACCACGATCAACGTGCCCGGTGCGGGTGTGACGGTCGGAACAGGTACGCCGACAGGTACCATCGTCGCGAAGAAGTTCGCGAACCGTGTCGAACTGGAGTTCGACATCTCTGGTCCTGCCGCGTGGGCGTTCGGCTTCGCACACACCACTGACGTGCCCCGCCCGAAGTACAACGGCTTCTTCGAGCACGACGTCACCGGCAACGGTTACCTGAGCGTCAACGGCGGCGCGGCGAACATCGATGTTGTGTCCGGCACCGCTTGGACGTGGACCGATATCCTGATCGCCTACACGTACTAGCCCCTCCGCCGCCCGGAAACCGGGTATAATGGCGGTGAGTGGCCGAAAATGGCCCCCAACCGCCCTAGGAGGATGCCGTGGCTGTTCCACGCAAAGCAGTGCTCTGGCAGCAGTTGAAGGCTGCTGCAGAGGTCGGGGTGCCCGTGCCCTTCGACAAGCCGTTCGTCAACTACACCGAAGCAGAGCTCGAAGGTCTCGTGGCTCAGTACCTCGGCGACACGTACGAGGAAGAGACGCCGCCCGCGCCGGAACCGGCCCCGATCGACCTGGCCAGTCTCCCCACCGCTGGCGCTCTCGCAGCCGCTCGCGGCCCCGTTCCGGAGGCGGGTGACCCCGGCATCCCCGCGCCGGAAGCGCCCCAGACGCGGGCACCTGGCGCGCCGCACCCCGCCGACTGTGACTCCAGCACGAAGTGCGGGAAGCTCATTCACCACCACTTCGAGTGGAGCCAGTACTCTCCTGAGACCCTCGCACGCCTTCTGGGTGTGCCGTTCTCGGACGAGGCCAGCCGCCGTGCAGGTCTCACGTTCAACACCCACGGCCCCGACGACCCGATCCGTGTCGACTCGTCGGGCAAGGTGTGGTTCCTCGATGAGGTCCCCAAGCCTGCTCGCCCGCTCCCGCGCATGATCCGCAAGGTCCGCTACGTCAACACCGGCGTGCAGGACCACGAGCGTCGGCTCGGCAACGGCCAGCTCGATGAGTCGTTCGAGATTCCCGGAACGGGTACCGAAGTCGGCGAGATCAAGGTGACCCTGCCCTCGATGCAGGTCGGTGTGTACAAGGAGCAGCGTCTGCCCTTCAAGGTACACATCTACAACATGCAGCGAGGCTTCGACCGTCTCGATGTCGTGCGCTACTTCGGTGGCATCGACCTCGTCCCGACCTCCATCGGCACGCTCTACGTCGGCAGCGACCTCTGCTACGACATCAAGCAGACGATGGACACCATGGAGCGCATGCTCCGCGACCTGCAGCTTGGAAGGAGCTACATCTAATGTCCGAAACCCCCATCGAAGTCCCGGAACTCGTCGCCGACCCCGACATCGAGCTCGAGGACGAGAACCCGATGAACCGCCCCGAGATGCAGGAGGCGATTCAGAAGGCTCAGACCGGCCAGTACGAGACGACCATGTTCCAGATGTGGGACGAAACCCTCCAGGTCGCGATCAACCAGGCCAAGCAGCCGCTCAGCGTGTCCGTCGCCCTCGGACTCCTGCGCGACTACCCCTGGCTCCGCCACAAGGACCTGCCGATGTACCTCGCCGAGCGTGTCAAGATGCTCGAAGAGGCCCTCCGCGTGCTCCGCAAGTGCTACCCGAAGGACCCCATCGAGCTCTTCGCGGAGAACAAGGACGACTGGAAGGAGCACGAGCAGGCGTACCACTCGGTGCTCGTCGGCTGGACCCGCGCCTCGAACCGTTGGCACCGTCGCTGGGAGGCAATCCCCTTGACGCGCGGTGACAAGGGCATCATCCACGCCGTCGTGCTCGACGCGTCGGCACTCATCATCCACCCGTCCGCTGGTCTGTTCACCAACGTTCGTGAGATGGCTGGCTTCTCGTTCTCGGACGCCCAGCACAACGCGAACCAGGTCCGCATCAGCGCCGAGACCGACTGGACCGACGATGTCTGATGTCAATCCGACTGGCGACTACCACTCTGAAATCAATCCGCTTTTTGCGGCTGCTTTCAACAAAGTTCAGGCACAGGAGGCTGCTGCGGCGGCAGGCCAGAGCGGAGAAGCGGCTGGCGCTCCTGCAGAAGGAGCTCCGGCACCAACTCCTGGTGACCAAGGAGCTGGAGCAGCTGCTGGAGATGGAGCAGCACCGGGAGACGGAACTCTCGCCGGTGCCCCCAGTGCCGGTGATCTTGCGGCAGGAACCGGAGTTCAGACTCCGGGAGCTGGAGTTCAGCCGCCTGCCTCTGGAGCCGGAGCTGGATCATCCGCTCCTGCTGGAGCTCCTGAATCTCCCGCCGCAGGAGAACTCCGAGGACACGAAGCTGCTGAAGTCACCCGAATCCTCGGAGACGCCCAGTCCGCCGCCAACGAGCGACTCGACGCCGCAATCAAGAACCAAGCTCTGAGCGAGTACCGGGACTCCATCAACCCCGAGATTCTCGAAGCGCTTCGGTTCTCGCCGACCGAGCTCGTCGGCACGGAGGTTCCGAGCATCCAGCGTGGAGCACAGCCCGGCACGAAGGTGCTCATCCGGGACGGCCAGCAGGCTCGTGACTACATCGAAGGCGCGAGCAAGCTGATCGAGCGTGGGGTCGAGGACTTGGTGGGTACCAAGAACCGCGAGCTCCAGCCACTCCGCTCTGTGATCCAGGAGTCGTTCCTGCTCTTCCAGAACAACCCCGACATCGTGGAAGGTTCCAAGACCTTCGACAAGGAGCTGGCAACGCGGTTCGCGTCCATGGCTCAGTCGTTCGCGTTCATCCACAACGGGCAGACCATCGGCTACCAGGGCAACGTCCAGCCGATGCTGAACGAGCTCCGCACCAACCTCGCCAAGGAGCGCGGTGCGAGCGGTGAGCGGGTCAACGCCGCTCAGCGTGCAGAGCAGCAGCGACAGGTCGCCGCTCAGCAGCAGCGTCAGCCCAACGGCCAGTTCCAGGGTCAGCAGCCCCAGGCAGGCATTCCCTCGACGCAGGGCATGTCCGCCGACAAGGGCGAGGACGACGACTACGGCGCGTTCTGGCAGGCCAGCGGTGCTGCACACCTTCGGCGGGGAGTCACCCCGCTGTAACCGACCGGGAGGGCGTCGTAACACCCCCAGCCTGTTCCCCGGCAGGTGCGGCGTCCTCCCACTCAACTTCCAGAACGCGTCTGGGAGAGAAAAGGATGATCATCATGGCAGAAACCGCCGCGGCCAAGAAGGCCAAGGAGGAAGAGGCGAAGGCAGCTGCAGCCGCCGACGCCTCGAAGGACGAGCAGTCGGAGCCCCTGCTCGACAAGACGCCGGAAGACTCGGAGCTCACGCTCAACGAGCGCCTCAACAACGTCTGGGTCGAGCTCACGAACGGGTACATCGACAACCCCGCCCGCGCCACCGCCGTCCGTCACCTGGAGGGGCTGCAGCTCGCGGTCCTCGAGCTCGAGCCGATCGAGTAACACGTGGCCGACGTCTTCCCAAGCTTCTACAGGCCTCGCCCGTACCAGGCAGAACTGCACTCGTGCTACCGGAACTACCGGATCGGCATCGGCGTGTTCGCCCGGCAGACGGGCAAGGACGTGACGATGTCGATGGAGAACATCGACGCGCGTGTGAAGTACAAGAAGACGACGGGTGTGTACGTCGGCACCGACAACCCCTCCATCCGCAACATCCTCTGGGATAAGACGTATTGGGACCCCGAGCGTCAAGTCCAGGTCCACATGCTCAAGGACAATGTCCCCGTCGAACTCATGAAGGGCGGCGCGAGCGGGTGGAAAGATACGCGGATGGAGGGGTTGTTCCACAACGGTTCCAAGCTCAAGCTGGAAGGTTACTTCCAGAGTGGCAAGGACCAGAACGGTGTCGGTACGTCGTTTGACGACTACTCGTTCACCGAGCTCTCGCTGTTCGTGCGAGAGAACCCCATCCCCCGCCTGCTCCCGATTATCGACTCGGGCCAGGGTCACAAGCGTCTGATGATCGCCGCTACTCCTCGTGGCAAGCGCAACAATCCGCTGTGGACCCTGATGCAGATCGCTGAGGGTCGTAAGGATGCCAAGGTTCTTATCCGTGGTATCGACGACATCAACGCGATCATGAAGCTCAACGGTCTCCCGCCTGTTCTGACCAAGGAACAGCTGGAGCAGATTCAGCAGAACTACCTCGTCCTCTTCGGTAACGCCCGTATGTTCGAGCAGGAGTACCACTGCTCTTTCGAAGAGATGGACTCCGCCGCCGTCTACGGTGAGGCGTACGCTCGCATGATCAAGGAGAAGCGGACCGACCCCTTCAACTGGGATCGAGGCTTCCCCATCCACGTGGCCTTCGACATTGGCTCGGCTGGTGTCCACAACGACGCTACGTCCTGGATCGCGTTCCAGTGGATCAACAACAAGCTCTTCCTCATCGACTGCGGTGAGGGCCACGGTCGTCCTCTTCCTGAGTACGTGGACGACCT